CGAAAAAAAGCCTACTGGCAAAAGGGCTGATCGTCGCAAGTCCTTTTGCCGTCGTATGAAAGGCATGAAAGCAAAACTAACCTCTGCAAAAACTGCAAGAGACCCAGATTCAAGAATTAATAAAGCTTTACGTCGTTGGAATTGTAATTAAATTTTTTTATGACTGATAATGTATATCTTGGTAATCCAAATTTAAAAAAAGCAAATACACAAATTGAATTTACAGAAGATCAGATTATTGAGTTTTTAAAATGTAAAGAAGATCCTGTATATTTTTCTAGAAATTATATTAAGATTGTCTCTCTTGATCATGGTTTGGTTCCGTTTGAGTTATATCCATTCCAAGAAAAATTGATTGATAATTTTCATAAGAATAGATTCAATATTTGTAAGATGCCGCGGCAGACCGGTAAATCTACGACTGTTGTATCGTATTTGTTACATTATGCTGTATTTAATGATAATGTTAATATAGCTATTTTAGCAAACAAAGCATCTACGGCAAGAGACCTTCTTGGAAGACTACAACTTGCTTACGAAAATCTGCCAAGTTGGATGCAGCAAGGTATTATATCTTGGAACAAAGGATCTCTGGAATTAGAAAATGGCTCCAAAATTTCATCTAACTCTACTTCATCATCTGCTGTCAGAGGCGGATCCTATAATGTCATCTTTCTTGACGAGTTCGCCTTCATCCCGAATCACATTGCTGATGACTTCTTTGCCTCTGTTTATCCTACTATTTCTTCTGGACAAAGCACAAAGGTAATTATTGTATCCACGCCACGAGGTATGAATCACTTCTACCGCATGTGGCATGATGCCGAACGTGGCAAAAATGAATATGTGCCAACAGATGTACATTGGTCTGAAGTTCCCGGTAGAGATGCTACCTGGAGAGAGCAAACAATTTCGAATACTTCTGAACAACAGTTTAAAGTTGAATTTGAGTGTGAATTTTTAGGGTCTGTTAATACTCTAATTAATCCAGCAAAATTGAAAAACTTTGTTTATGAAAATCCAATTAAAAGAAATGCAGGTCTTGATGTTTATGAAGATCCAAAAGAAGAAAATAGTTATCTAATTACAGTAGACGTTGCTCGTGGACTTGGCAATGATTATTCAGCGTTTATTGTTTTTGATATTACTAATTTCCCATATAAAGTAATAGCAAAATATCGGAATAATGAAATTAAACCAATGCTATTTCCAAGTGTAATATATGAAGTTGCAAAAGGATATAATGATGCTTGGTTATTAGTTGAAGTTAATGATATTGGGGATCAAGTAGCAAATATTTTACACTTTGATCTTGAATATGATAATATTTTAATGTGCGCCATGAGAGGTCGTGCTGGACAAATTGTGGGTTCCGGATTTAGTGGTAAGAAATCTCAACTTGGTGTAAGAACGACAGCAGCAGTTAAAAAGTTAGGATGCTCTAACTTAAAAACTTTGATGGAGGATGATAAACTATTGACTGTTGATTATGACATTATATCAGAACTTACAACATTTGCTCAAAAACATAATTCCTTTGAAGCAGAAGAGGGTTGTAATGATGACCTAGCAATGTGCCTTGTTATTTTTTCTTGGTTGGTCGCTCAAGATTACTTTAAAGAAATGACGGACAATGATGTTCGTAAAAGAATCTATGAAGAACAGAAAAATCAAATTGAACAAGATATGTCACCATTTGGATTTATTGCAGATGGATTAGATGATTATAATGTCACTGTTGATGAAGAAACAGGGGATAGATGGATATTTGCAGGTCAAAAAAATGAGAATAATGCTTTAGAGGTATGGAATGTTGATGAATATGGAGATCGTTCCTATATGTGGAATTATCGCTAATGGATTTAAATGATCAATTTGAAATAGAACATTTATTTTTGACTGATAGAAAATGTAGAGTTTGTGGAATTAGAAAAAATCTAATAGATAGTTTTTATAGAACACGTAAAAAACATATTCTTTCTTCATCATATTCATATGAATGTAAAGAATGTACAATTAAAAGAATACAAGAATCTAGAAAGAAAAAAATTTCCTCCACTGAATGGGATTATCCAGATTGGTAAAGTGTTCATGCATTGTTTCTTTCATGTAAATACCCTTTTTCATAAATATTTTTAGATTAATTCTGGATAGCACGGAGAATAAAGATGCCGCTAAATTTAGCATCTCCTGGAATTGTAGTAAAGGAAATTGATTTAACTCTAGGAAGAGTTGTCCCTTCATCTGATAAAATTGGAGGAATTGTAGCACCTTTTGCTAAGGGTCCTGTAGAAGAACCAACCTTAGTAGAAAATGAAAATGATTTATTGATTAATTTTGGAGAACCATACGCGATAGATAAGCATTATGAACACTGGATGGTTTCCTCATCTTATCTTGCCTATGGTGGTTCTTTAAGAGTTGTAAGATCAGACAGTACTAATCTTAAAAATGCATATACTGGTCTATCTACCACTGGTCTTAAGATTAGAAGTTTAGAACATTATAATGCTTTAGGTTACGATGAAAATATTCTTCCTGGAGTTACATTTGCTGCAAAAAATCCAGGATCTTGGGCAAATGGAATTAAAGTTGCAATTATTGATGCTAAGGCAGATCAAATTCTTACTGGAATTGCAACTGCTGGTATTTTAGTTGGAATGGGTATAACTCAACCAATTTCTTCAGTGCTTCCTGGAATAGGAACAACGAGTCTTCTTACTGGACTTTTAAAAGGAGTTATCACTGGAGTAGGGGTATCAAGTATTGATGTAAAAGTTCTTTCCCATCTTCCCACTAATGGACCAGAAACTCAAGTAGATTATCAACCATCTGGAGTTTGGGGATTCTCTACTAGTGGATCTATTGGAATTCATAGTTTATCATCTACAGCGTCATTTGCAACAACTTCATATAGTTCAAGATTAGATTGGTTTGATCAACAAACTATTGGAATAAGCACAGTATCCTCAATCCATTGGAACACAATTTCTGAAAGACCAGGAACAACTGCATATGCATCTGCAAGAGGCAGTCGATTTGATCAAGTTCATGTTGTAATTATCGATGCTCTTGGAAATGTAACTGGAAATGCGGGAACAATTCTTGAAAAACATTTGGGACTTTCAAAGGCAAGCGATGCCGTATTTTCTGTAGGGAGTCCATCATATTGGAGAAAATATCTAGCAAGTAATTCAAAACAAATTTTTGGGTTAAACTCTCCAGCAGGTATTGTTACTACTGGATTTAGTACTGGATTTACTTTGGCATCTGACACTGGATGGAATCAAGCAGCAAACAATATTATTTTCGCTTCCATTGGTAGTTTAACTGAAACTCTTAGAGATGGAAAAGATTATAATGGATCTTCCGTTGGTGTTGCAACCACTGGAGCATTAACATCATCTGTTTCAGATCTTTCTAGAGGATATAATCTTTTTGAAAATCCAAATAATTTTAAAATTAATTTCCTATTAATGGGATCCGCAGCATATCCTAAAGAAGACGCTCAGGCACTCGCTAATAAACTTATTTCAATCGCTGAACTTAGGAAAGATACAATCGCATTTATTTCACCACATAGAAAAAGTTCTTTAACAGACACTAGCACCGACACCACAGTAAGCATAAATGATGCAGCAACAATTACAAACAATGTTATTGAGTTTTATGCACCAATATCTTCGTCATCTTATGCAGTATTTGATAGTGGATACAAGTATGTTTATGATAGATTTGCAAACACTTATAGATATATTCCTTTGAATGGTGATATTGCAGGTTTATGTGCTCGTAATGACATCAACAATTTTCCTTGGTATTCTCCAGCAGGGACTGTTAGAGGATCCATCTTAAATTCAATTAAATTGGCATATAATCCTTCAAAAACTCAAAGAGATCGTTTGTATTCTTCAAGAATAAATTCAGTAATTTTCTCACCAGGATCTGGTATAGTTCTTTTTGGTGATAAAACTGGTTTAGGAAAGGCGTCAGCATTTGATCGTATCAATGTTCGTCGTCTTTTTATCTACCTTGAAGATGCAATTTCTCAAGCTGCAAGAGATGCGTTGTTTGAGTTTAATGATGAAATTACAAGAACAAATTTTGTAAATACAGTTGAACCATTTCTTCGTGATGTACAGGCGAAGAGAGGTATTTTTGATTATATCGTTATTTGCGATGAGACAAATAATACGGCAGCAGTCATTGATTCTAATGAGTTTGTTGCTGACATTTACATTAAACCAGCAAGATCAATTAACTTTGTTGGATTGACATTTATTGCCACCAAAACTGGTGTTGATTTTGAAGAAGTAATTGGAAACTTTTAACTTAGAGGTTTAAAAAACTATGGCAACTAGACAACAATTAAATCCACCTCCCTTAAGAAAGATTACGGACTTCAAAAGTAAGTTAACTGGTGGTGGTGCAAGAAGTAATCTTTTTGAAGTTGTACTTTCATTTCCTGATATTGCCCCTGCAGATACTAATGTTCTTGATAAAGCAAGATTTTTAGTCAAAGGTGCAAACTTACCAGCATCTAATGTTGCGGCACTTGATGTTGCATTTAGAGGAAGAATATTAAAAGTAGCTGGTGATAGATCTTTTGAAAGTTGGACAATAAC